GAAGAAAGTTCTAAAGAAGAAAAAGAAGCGTAAATAGGAGTTTTTTATGTTTAGTGGAAGCTCACGGGTAACGGCGGATGGTGTAGTGGGGACGAGTGGTAAGCCTCTTTGGGTTACGTCGATTGTGGTGCATTCAGGTGGTACGGGGGGCGACGTTTTGCTCAAGAACGGCACTGCCACCGGGGACACGGAGTACGATTTAATCTCAGGGTCAGCGAATATTAGTGTTCGTGTGGAGTATGAAGGTGGTTTATTCTTTCCTGGTGGTTTGTATTACGATGAGGACGCGAATGTTGAGTATACGGTAGTGAACTACCGGCAGGGGACATAATTATGGGATCGAAGAGAATTGAAGCGACGGGAGCCATTGACACAGCGGCCATACGGGTATTCTCTGTAGTGGGCCATAGTGGCGCCACGGCCGGGAACTGGGCTCTCACTGACGGCAGTGGGGGGGACGAATTTGACGCTATAACTGGTGTCATTTCCAAATCAGCCAGGGCCAACTACAAGGGTGGAATGGTGTTCCCAAACGGGTTGTACGTCACCGAGGACAACGCCGCCAATTGCGTGTATTTCGTGGCGAATTACGAGCGGGTATCGAAGTAATTTTCTAAGGGGAGATTATGGAATACAGGAACGAGAAGGGCGACATTATTGTTGCGCGGGAGCCTGTGTACGATGGTGGTAGGGTGCGCGGTTTCACCTGGGTAGTGATACGGGTGAAAGACAGGAAGCCAACATGGTTTAATTGGTCCAAGCGAGAATACGAGGAAATCAGTCGTTTTGGTGACGGAATAGAGGAAGCCGACCAGCACCTCTTAGCGTGCATAAGAAAATTCCATTTAAAACCAGACTACACATTGACTTAATTTAGTTTTAGGGGAGAAGTGAACATATAGCCTCACTGCAAGTGGGGCGGAGAGAATCCCCGAAGGGGAGTAGCATGGCTACTGGAGTGACTGTGGAGTCCCGTCTTTTGAGGGACATCCTGCATTTAGCGAGAAAACTCGCGGAGATACACCGGAAGGATACGGGGGAGCGTGGTGTGGACTCGCGAGCTTTGTTGCGTCTTATCGATGCGATTATGGTGAGGGAACACCTGTGGCCTAAAGAAGAGTGAGGGGGAGTATGTCTGGGAGAGATTTTAATGAAGTGCATGATTTGCTCGAACTTACATGCCTCCTCCATTTGACGGAGTATGGGAAGAGGCCAGTGAAGCTATATTTATCGGAAGATGATTACGAGACATATGAAGAAGGATTGGTTCCGCGTATCCGGCACATCAATACACGCGAAGACAAGGTGACGTATCCTCACGGTATTCCAATTTATTTAGTCTCGGCGGAAAAGGCTTGCGAACCGCAGACATAAAGAAGCTCCAGAACGCCTGTAAAACAGACTTAAATTTCCTCTGTTACCATGTGTTGGGGATGAAGGACTGGCAGAAGGGTTTGCATGATGATTTAGAGTCGTTTTTGAAAGGGAAGAAGTTGAGGAAGAAGCTTTTACTCATTCCCCGAAACCACCTGAAGTCGAGCATTGTGACGGTGGGATACGCGATACAGCAGATTTTAATTAACCCGAATATTCGCATTTTACTAACAAATGCGACTTTACGACGGTGCGAAGAATTCATGACCCAAATTCAGGGTTATCTCACAAATACTTCCTCCCTCAAAGACATATTCGGGGCGTTCCAAACGAAGGACACTCGGTGGACCATCGACCAGTTCACCATAGCACAACGGACGACCGGGGCCATAAAAGAACCCACGGTGTCCATTGCGTCCATCACCACCAATGTTACGGGTGGTCATTATGACCTTATAATCCACGACGATTTAGTGGAGCGGGGGAATATAGGGACCCCGGACCAGATCATGAAGGTGAAGGATTTCTTCGCGGATTCCTTGAATTTGGCGCCGAATGCGCCCATTATTGTTATCGGTACGAGATGGGCCATGGGCGATTTGTATGGGGAGCTGCTAAAGAACCAAGATTTTGATGTGTTTTTACGGTCTGCAACGGACGAGAAAGGGAAGGTAATCTTTCCCAATATGGTGTGCGCCGACCGTTCAAACCCTAAGTGGCAGGAGATGATATGCCTTGAGTCTCAGCTGGAAACGCAAGGCCCGTACCAATATAGCTGCCAGTACATGAATAATCCGATCGCTGAGGACTCGATTGAGTTCAAGAGGCCGTGGATACAAGAATTTGATATGGATCCTGACACGTTCAACCGGTTGAATGGGATTGAGGGGTTGTTGTCGGTGGACCCGGCGTTCCGGCAGAACCAGCAGTCGGACTATTCCGGGTTCGTGGTGTCGAAGACGGACGAGAAGAACATATCGTACATTTTAGAGGCGTCCCAAAAGAAAATAAACCCGAAGGGGGTTGTGGAAGAGATATTTCGGTTGGTTGACCTTTACAGCATAAAGCGAGTTTTGATTGAGACGCAGGTAGCGCAGATTATGATGGTGGACTTGCTGAAAGACGAAATGAGAAGGAGAGGTAAATTCTTTGTCATCGAAGAAATTACGCAAAGCACGAGGGAAACGAAAGCGGTACGAATACGTGGTCTTATCCCACACTACGCCAATGGAAGAGTACTACATCGGAGAGGATTATCTCACCTTGAAGATCAACTCATCCAGTTTCCGAGGAATGTTCACGACGACATCATCGATGCCTTGTCGCAGCAAGTAAAGTTTTGGCGGACGCCCACGGGGAAGATGGTGACGACGAAGAAGGCGCCCAATTGGAGTTGGGATTGGTGGATGAAGCAATTGCCGGACCAGAGAACGAAAAACCAAAAGAAATTCAGTTCTGTTGTGCGCAGAAACTGGATATAAAGCCCTACTACGAGAACGAGAGTGGATGTCTTTACCACGGTGATTGTTTGGAAGTGATGCCCCACATTGGTCAGGTGGACATGATATTGGCTGACCCACCGTACGGGACGACGGCTTGCAAGTGGGACAGTATCATCCCGTTGGATAGGATGTGGGAACAGTTGAAGCGGATAGTGAAGCCTAACGGGGCCATTGTGATGACGGCCTCACAGCCGTTCACAACGACCCTGATCTCAAGCAACATGGGGATGTTTAAGTATTGTTGGGTATGGAAAAAAACCATGGCCTCTAATTTTGCTCAAGCGAAAAAGCAACCGTTTAAAAAGCATGAAGATGTTTGCATTTTTTACACAGCCCAGCCGGTGTATAACCCTCAGATGGAAATTGGGAAGCCATACAAAGACAACAGGGATGACGGATCGAGGAATGCGAGTGTTGGGTCTGGTAAGGATGTGAGGCGAATCCCGATAAACAATGGCGGGACAAGGTATCCATCGAGTATCCAAGTATTCAGTAATGGCAACAACGGGAATGTTCACCCAACACAAAAGCCAGTAGCCCTTATGGAGTACATGATAAAGACCTACACCAACGAGGGCGAGACAATTTTAGATTTCACGATAGGGTCAGGAACGACGGCGGTGGCAGCGCAGAAAACAGGGCGTCGTTGGATAGGGATCGAGAAAGAGAAACAATACTGTGACATAACAATTAAACGACTCGAAGAGGAATAATTTTTTATGGCCAAAGAAAAGTTAACTGAAGAGCAGGAAGTGATGAAATGGTTGGACCGGATCTCAGAATCCGAGCGATTCAGGGACCAATACCGCAGGCATTACGACTGGAGCATCTTCATCCAAGCCTACAAATGCCGATGGGAAGGCATCCTCCCCGACCAAATCGCACCATACAACTACCTCTTCTCCTGGGCCAAGACCGAAGTGGCCAGCCTATATTTGAAAGATCCGCATGTGGAAGTGAACCCGATAAAAAGGGCCACAGTGGAGCAAGCCAAGATCCGAGAACTCCTGATCACTGATATTATAAGGAGGAAGAAAGCAAAACGGGAATTAAAGAAGCAATTGTTGGATGGATTGCTTGTGGGACACGGGTGGATGAAGACCGGGTTTGAGGCTGAGTTCGATACGATTTTGGATGCCGAGGGTCAGCAGTTACAGTCCATAGTGGACGAAGATTTCTTTTTGTACCGGGTTCCGTGGGGTCAGATGACGTTTAACACGGATTCCGTGAACGTACCGTTCGATTCTCGATGGATTGCCCAGGAGATGTGGGTTCCGATCGAGGAATTGAAGAAGAAGAAAGGATTTAAGAATGTCAAAGAGCTTGAAACCCAAGCCTCCTTCGCTAAAGGCGCCGGGTTAGCCACAACCCACGCGGACGCGCAGGACGGCGGGCATGACCGAGGTTCCGACTCGTCACCCGGCGAACCGCGCATGGACAGTGGCATAAAATTCGTCCAGATATACGAGATTTGGGATTTGAAGGGCAAGAAAGTGCATTACGTCGCGCCAGGAGTAGCAAAATTCATTTTCCAAAAGCCCTGGCCCTATTCCATTATGAAGGGCTTTCCATACAGCTATTTCAACGCCAATCCGGTGAACGATGAGCCGTACGGCGTTCCAGACCCATTCACCTGGTGGGACCAGCTCATCGAAGAGATGAAAGTGGACCACACCATCGACGACCACGTGAAGAAAGGGAACAGGCAGATTGTTATTTCCGAAGATAACGAAATCATTGCCGAATCAATAAAAGATTACGAAGAGGGCAACACTGGCGCCATTCTCAAGTTCCGCTTCGTCACACCAGACAAACTCACCACCATCCCATTCATGAACGTCCTTCCAGACGTATATCCCCTGCGAAACATCCGAAAAGAGAACATTTTGAACACATCAGGCCAGAGTGCCGTGGAAAGGGGCGCAACGGAAAAAACCTCCACCAGAACATTTAGGGAGCTGGCCCTCATCGACCGGGGCGCCAAGAACCGGAGATCCGAGCGCATGGATTCCTTTGAGGATACGATGGAAGACGCATTCAGCAAGATTTCCGCACTCCAGGCAGAATTCGCAGACGTTCCGTATTACGTGCGCGTCACCGGGAAACAACCCCAAGAGATCCAGCAAGCCATCCAACAAAGACCGTCTTCCAATTTACAAGACACCGTGACCAATGTGTCGCGCGGTGAATTACGCGGGTTTTCTGTGACGAAAGAAGATTTGGGTTCCACAGGCGAAGAAGAGTTTGATGTGGAGATCCAGGCCGGCTCCACCGTCCCCATGGATCGTGAGAACAAAATCCAGATGTTGGAGATTGTGGCCGAGAAAGCGATCCAAGGAGGCGCCATCCCCGGCGGTCCTCTCATGGGCGCTATCGCCAGAATGTATTTCCAAGAATTTGATAATCCAGAATTGGGGCAAGCACTCCAGGAAGAACAACAGATGCAACAGAGTCTTAAAGCTGAGGCGAAAGAGAAAGAAGAAACAATAATGAAGATCCAGGCAGCAAATGCGGCTTCCGAGATCCAAATCAAAGCGGAGCGTGAAGCGACGAAGAACTTGGAGTCCGGGATTAAACAACAAGACGCCGACACCCGTGCATTCGATTCCGGGACGAAGCGAGCCGACGTGGCCGCGAAAGAACGCATCGCGAAAGATAATAGGAGTGCGAAGAGTGCAGACTAAAAGTCCTTGCATGACATGCGGGTCCGCCACGTATTCATATTGGCGGAAGATTTATCCGTTAGCGAAGAGCGGCGACGTTCCGTATGAGGAATGCAACGAATGCACAGAGTTAAAAAGACCACGCACTTCATACGATGATATTTATACCGGCGACTGCCACAACGGAACAACCACGGACCCAAACTTATGTGATCCGGACACAGGAAAAGAAATCCCATACGGATCACCGAAAGAGAAGGCGGCGGTGATGAAGAGATTGAACGTTGCGCAGCATCCCGGCGCAGAGCGGCATCATGGCGCAATGAGGGAGCATACGGTGAGGAGAACATACTTCCATGGCTAACACCGACTACAACACCGTATCGGTCGCATCGACCGCGACAAAGATCATTACAGCGAACAGTCGTATCCGGGGATGGATCATAACGAACACGGGAAGCAACAAAGTTTATTACGGGCCGGATTCATCCATCACAACCGCAAATGCTTTGCCGTTGAATGCGGGCGCAACAATTTTAAGCAGTGACGCAGTGAACTGGAAGGGCGACATTTTCGGCATAGTCGCAACGGGAACAGAAGACGTGCGCTACTGGGAATGGCGTGAATGAGTATTTATCTTGATGATTCAAGTTTACTTATCGGCGCTCCGGTTGGCGGAGGAACCGTTGGCTCTGTTTTATTTGTCGATGGTTCTGGGAATGTGGGTCAGGACAACGCAAATTTCTTTTGGGATGATACGAACAATAGGCTGGGAATTGGTTTAAACGATCCAGATTCTACTTTAGAAGTATCGGGAGATATTCACTTAACTTCTGATGATGATAAAATAATTTTTGGTGTAGCTGGAATAACTGATTCTTATATTCAATGGGGCGGGACGAATGTTGAATTTTTCTCTAATGCAGACCATGAATTTCTATCGGCAGGAACGGCCACATTAAAATCTCTCGATGCGGACAATGGATTGTCTTTTATCGTAAGAGGGGGAGACGCAAATCCGGCAACTGGGGGAAACGGAGGTGACCTTACTATCCGCCCTGGGGATGCTGATGGAGCAGGCACCTATGGGACGCTCTATCTTGGAAGTTCTTCTGGTAATACGGAGATTTGGAATAGACTTACTACTGGGCATTTCTTTGGAGATGCAGGGGCGAATAGCGCCAGAATATATCACGACGGTACAGATTTAATCATTGACCCAAGAAACACGGGAGTTGGTGGGACGCTTCTTTTTAATGCGAATGCATCTTTTGAAGGGGATGTAAATTTCGACCAAGTAGATGAGATCACCGCAGGGGATGTAGCGGGAATAAGTTTACTAGAAACTGTTGGTGGAACGATCCCTGCCGGAACATATTTCTATGACTTCTATTTCGTAACAGCAAATGGACAGACTTCCTCCATCCACACACAGCAAGGTTTAGGATCAGTCCCAACCATCACTGTAAGCGCTAACGCCGTAGTTACAATAACCGGTATCCCCACTAGTGGAGACAGACGAGTAACTGGGCGTGGAATAATGAGAACTGAGGCCGGTGAAGGTGGCCAGCTTGCCCAGACGATAGCTACTATAAACGACAACACCACTATTATGTATGTGGATAATGGCGACCCCGCTGGAACGGGCGCCTTTAACTTCAAGAAGCCCAACACCACCGCTGGAAAGATCACAATAGAGACTGTCCCGTTCACTGTCTTAAACGATTACCACACTTATATTGGATTTAATGCGGGACTGGCTTCTATCGCGCCGGATAATGTGGCGGTTGGCAACTCAGCTTTTCTTGCGGGAACAACAGCAACAGATTGTGTGTCAGTAGGAACGAGTGCCGGGTTAGATCACACGACGGGAACAACTTGTGTTTATGTCGGCAGCACTGCGGGGATAAACCTAACCACAGGAAGTAACAACACACTGGTGGGAGCTTTCTCTCACCCTGATACAGATGGAATTGATTGCGTAGGATTGGCAGGATTTGGCAAAGATGCACTTAGGAGTGGCCCAGGGGCAGGGCAAAACTACAATGCAGGATTTGGTTTTGAAGCTGGTAAAAATTGGGGTGGTGCTGGCAACACTTTCATTGGTGGATTCGCAGGGAGTCTATCGGCACAAATAGCTCAATCAGATTTTAATATTGTTATCGGTTATTTGTCAGGCACAACATTCGGAACAGGTGCAAACAGCAATATAATCATTGGCCATAACATAGAGCCTGACAATACCACGGGCAGCGACCAATTGGAAATAGGCGGGATCATCAAAGGTGTTATAACCGGTGGCAGCGAGGTTGTATATTTTCCTTCAGGCGAGGTAGGGGTAGGGGAATCTTCGCCCGCCGGCAAGTTGCATGTTTCAACAGCAGACACAGGTTTTGGCGTGAGTGCCGATGCGGATGAGTTGATCCTAGAGAATACGGGAAACGCCGGGATGACAATAATGGCAGGGGCATCCAACACAGCCAATATTTATTTCGGTGATGCGAATGTTGATGTAGGACGCATCTTTTACAACCATAGTGGCAACACCATGAATTGGTGGACATCTGACGCAGAAAGAATAACGATCAACACCACTGATTGGAAAGCGACGGTTGGCACACTTCGATTAGGATCTGATTCTGGCGGTGGGATATTAACTGACGCCACAAGAAAACTTGGAAGAATATTTGTTCCGCACTATACAAACGCAGAAGAACCTGCCATTGCGTTTGTTCTTGATTCGGATGGGACAGACAATATACTTAATTTCGGCGATGGAAGCGCCGCTGGCAATAAGCCAACGCAAATTCGATTTAGCACAGCCGCGAATGTCACAACGATAGGTGGGTCAGTTGACAATTCTGATTTAAAAATAGATACCAGCGGAAATGTTTTGATGCCAAAAGATGCAGCCTTACTCCAGTTAGGAGCGTCACAAGATTATTCGATTCAATGGGATGCAACGAACGCTGTCCATACAGTAGGGTCTGGTGAGATACAGTTCACGGGTGGGCATGTAAGAATAGAAACAGCCGATAATGGATTTTCCATAGCGGCTGATGCAGACGATTTCATCATTGAAGGAACCGGCAATACGGGCATGACAATTTCAGCCGGAGCATCCAGTACAGCGAACATTTACTTCGGTGATTCCAATAACGATGTTGGGAGAATTTTTTACAACAATAGTGGGAATACGTTAAATTGGTGGACGCTCAATGTCGAGAGAATGACAATAGATCATTTGGCTTGGAAGGCCATAGTTCCATCTCTTCAATTAGGCTCAGATTCCACAGCCGGGACATTGACAAACGCTACCAGGAAGTTAGGACGGATGTTTGCTCCTCACTACACAAATGCAGAAGAACCCGTCAATGTTTTCCTCTGCGATTCAGATGGGACAGACAACATTATTGGTTTTGGTGACGGGTCTGCCAATGGAAACAAAGCATCAGAAATAAGATTTACAACGGGGGCGAATGATACAACACAGGGATCAGGCGCAACAGATACATCTCAACTTAAAATAAACAACAGCCAAAGCACTTTGATTGGTGCGCCTGGTGTTGGTACAAACTATTTAGAAGTAACGACGGCAGCAGATACATTTTGGGTTGGGGATGGGACAGGTATTCCCTATGGGCATATGTACACCAACAGCACCATAGCGGTTACTATAACTGATACCACCCCCGTAGAAATAGGAGACACTTGGACAACTGGGCAAGTAAATCTTGTCACCTTTGGAGCAAGCCACTATTTAACGGTCACAAAAGCTGGGCTTTATAAAATAGATTGGTCAGTATCAGTTGCTCAAAATAGCCCAGGAGCTGCGATTGAATGTGAACAGGGGATTATGATAGATGGTGTGGCACAGGCAGAGGGTCGTTGTCATAGAACAATAGCTAACTCATCAGACACAGGTGCTTCTGCTGGAACAGCCATACTTGATTTAGCCGCCAGTAAACAGATAAGTTTATATGTTATGAATGGAACTAATAATACAAACATAGATATAGAGCATGCAAATGTCACCGTCACAATGGTCGGCGGGACTTAAACAGGAGAAACAGGATGGCTCAATCACAGTTTCGGGGATTATAGATTTAGCTGTGAACGATACGGTAGAGTTTTGGGTTTGGAATGAAACCAACACTCAGAATTTCATAATAGATGATATTGCAATGAATTTGTTGCAAATCGGAGGAACCTAAGTGACAGTAGAAAAGAAGAAAAGAGGGGGAAAGGATATCCCCGGTGTTTTTATTAACACAGTGGCGCAACCGGACAAAGAGGAAGAGTTTACGATTTTGACAGTTGAGGCAGAGATCGCTTCGTTTGAAACTGACAAAGCAGACATTCAAGCACGCATTGACGATTTGAAATCAAGGAAGGCAGCAGCGGAACTTTTAGCATAACGATATTATCACTTAGGGAAATAACCTAAAGGAGAAACAAAAAAATGGAAAGTATCATAGCGAAAATAACTGAGTACCTGCCAATCATCGCATCGGTGATCGGGACGTTCTCCGTCGTTGCAACGATGACACCGAACACGGTGGACAACAAGATAGCACAATTCTTAATGGACCTGGTCAACTTCCTTGGAGGGAATGTCGGCAAGGCTTCCAACAAATAACATAACACCAATAGGGGGAACAATATGACTGAAGAAAAGAAAGAAGAAGCAATATCACCGGAGAAGGCCAGCGCAGTATTGATCGAAGAGAGAAAGAAAAGAGAGGCTGCCTGTTCGGAAGAACTGAAAGCACTGATGCAAAAACATAACTGTGTTGTCGAGATTGCGATGCTTGTGACTACGCAAGGAAACAGACCTCAGATAGCCATCACAGCAAAATAGGAGAACAGTATGCCGATTGACGACATCGATAAGATTATGAATACCCTGGGGCCGTCTGGACCGCCTCTCGTGGAAATTCCATTCACTTTGCCGGGCGCAACTCCCGGTCAGATGCAGACTGGCACAATCCAGTTTATCGTCAGGCAGATACATGAGGGCGGCATGGGAGTAGAACTATTGAATTTTGTTCCCCAAGGGAACAACCAGGAAGAAACGGGGGAAGAACTTAAAATTATACCGAGTCCTTCCTAAGTCAGATCGGCCTTAACCGGCCCCTGCAAGGAGACAACATGGACAACATAGATCAACAGACTCAGCCTGAACCGGTCATTGCACCCTCAGATGCGTCACAGCAGCAACCGACACAAGAAACTCAAAGTCAAGCCGGAACGCCAGCGCAACAGGCCCCGGCACCAACGGACCCTAAATGGATATTCGATGGAAACTTTGACAAGCTAAAACAGGAACATCCCGAGCTGATGAAGTATGCGTCCGGCATCCGCCGATACGCTACGACAAAAGATCAGGAACATGCTGAAAAGCTTAGGTCCGCCGACGAGTATGCCCAAGTACGCAGCACAGCGGCCTGGCAGCAGTTTGTTCAGTCATACAGCAAGCCTCAACAACAGGCGGCCTCGCAAGAGGAAACCTTCGTTGATCCGGATACCCAAAAGTATGTGGAGCAAAAAGAGGCTGGCTACAGGCACCAGATGATGGAGATGGGTAAGCAGATAGAACAGCTTACAAAGGACAATAAACACGCTTCCGATGAAAGGGAAGTGCAGTTGTTCGCAGCATCTCATCCACTGTTAGCTCAGTATGACAAGTTGGGATTAATACGGCCCGGTCTTCGTGAAGGGTTGCCTTTAGCTAGCGTATACGAAAGAGCCGAAGAAACGGTGGAAGCCATACGGAATGAAGACTTGAAATCCAAACAGGGCGCTATTGCAAAAAAGCAAAACGCCGCTGCGTCATTCAGCAACACAAATGTTGCCGGAGACTCAGATGTCATTTGGGTGGATAATCAACATGAAGTAATGGATGCCGCTGTCCGATCGGCTGCGAGGGGAGAAACAAATAAACAAATAAGGGTTAGGAAGAAGTAGCAATACCTCTTCCTTTCGCCCGGTAAAAGGAGAGCTAAACAATGGCTGATAAAATATTCACATACGGACCAGCTAACGTAACCTCATTAATCACGACCACCAATTCCGCTCGTCATGGGAATGTTAAGGATGGGGTTTTCAGTGAGATTCCTACGTTAAACTGGCTCATGAGCAAAGCAAAATTATCTGTTAAGGGTGGAGCGTCCATCTTGACACATATTCGAAATTCCGCTAACGGAACCGCTAGCGACTACTCGGGATTCGATATTATCGATACGACCCCACAGGACGAATTGACGACTTCCCAGGCGACTTGGAAGCAGTACGCTGCTTCTATTTCTGTCTCCGGACGGGAAGACCGCATTCAAAATACAGGACCAGAAGCGAAGATCGATTTGGTGAAATCCAAATTGGACGGAGCTGATCGGGCGTTAAGAGACTTCATCGCAGCTGACCTGTATGCGTCCTCACAGACAACCAACAAGATCCGAACCTTGGTGACCATGATCGATGCGACCAGCACCGTTCAGGACATCAATTCCACAACTTATTCATTCTGGCAGGCAGACGTGAATGCTTCCGGCAGCTTTGCTGCTCAGGGCCGTTCAGACATGCTTACCTTGTGGAATGCTTTGGCGAAGATCCCTGGAAAACTCAGCGACCTGATCGTTACGACCAGTGACGTTCATGGCTTCTATGAGGGTTCCTTGGTTGCACAACAGCGTTACACCTCCATGGGTGCTGGGAATGCATCATTCTCCAACCTCATGTTCAAGCCATCTCCCGTTATCTTTGATAACGACTGTACTTCTGGAGTGATGTACTTCTTGAATTCGGATGTGTTGGAACTTGCTGTGAGTTCGGATACGAACTTCATCTTGTCAAATTGGAAGGAACCTTCCGATCAGGATGCAAAGGTAGCTCAAATCCTCGCAGGAATTGAACTAATCACGACCAATCGTCGAAAGCTCGGGAAACTAACCGGTATCACAGCCTAAAAGGAGGTAGAGTCTTATGGCTTCATTAAGAACAGACGCAACTACCAACGATGGCGGGCAAGGTGTTTTAACGGTGATTAAATTGGCTTCGGCTGTAACTTCGGACACGTTGACGTACAAAAACCCTGTCCGGGGCTGGATCGGAGTCAACGAAACAACTGCCGATGCTCTCTCTATTTCATATAGCGTGAGTACGCAGAAGTTTACCATCGTCGTGGCAAACACGCCGGACATCTCGATAATCGTGATCAATTAGTGAATCAACGGGACAGCCTTCGGGCTGTTCGCCAGTGAATCAACGGGAGTTCCGGGGGAGAGACTCCGTCAGTGAAAAAACTACGGAGGAATTAAAATGTTACTTAGACAAGCAAATAGAACAGACGCGGAAAAAGTATTCATCATCTGTCGGAACACATCGGGGGCAACGGTTGCAGCTAACCTTCCCTTGTATTTCGAGACGGATGCGGTGACAGACGGAAACGCTGTCAGTGAGATGGTTACCTTGGGTAACTTCTTGCTGGCTGGAATCAACCATAAATCCATATTGGATGACGCTTATGGGATGGTTCAGTGTTATGGATATCGGACTAGCGCGGTTGTAAGCGCGGTTGTGTCCACCTATTCCATCGTCCCAGGCACCCCACTTGTGGGAACGGCTGGAGCGGCGTACCTAGCGTACGGATCATTCCTGTCCACCCCTGTCATGACGGACTTTGACAATCAGGTGTTCAGTATGGAAACAATTGCATCCGCTGCGGGTAAATCTGCAACGGCGAATGCTCGCGTTTTCATTAAAGCGATGTAAATTACGTGGCGTAAAAGGTCGGGCATCCTCTCCGGGGGTGTCCGGCCCACGCCCACTTAGCAGGGGGGAAAGAAGTGAGATTATTATTCATTGACGCAACGCCGGACTTCACACCGACGAGGAAAGACAAGAGGGCATGTGGAGGGATATTGACGAGCCTCACCATCATCCCACAGCACCTGGCGGGTAAGGGGCATGAGGTGACAGTCAAAAGCTCCTGGGACAAGGAAGTGACTGTTAATGGCGTGAGATACATCCCGATTCACAGTAAGACCGAGATACCAAAGTGGGATGTAACGATTTTGAACAGGAACGGGGTGTATAACGAGTTGGTGGAATACTCCCATTCCATAGGAGCAAAGGTTGTTTGGTGGCTCCACGACATTGTAGATTTCCGCTACTTAAGGGATGCGGCGTATCGGAGAGTGGACAGGATCATTGCACTCTCTCAGTATTGCAGGACATCATTCGCTGACTTCTACGACATAAAAAAAGAGAAGTTTGCGATCATCCCTAACGGAGTGGATAAATCAGTATTTTATCCGGGGGAATACAATGAAAGAAAAAAACAAAAGCTTCTTATGGCGTCTGCTCTTATCAAAGGTTTTACGCCTGTTTACGACACGTGGCGGAACGTCAAAAGGCAATTTCCTGAAGCGAATCTTGCGATCTATGGAAGCCAAGGACTTCATGGCCTTAGAAACAGCGATACGCAGCAAGCGTTCCTCAAAGAAATCGAGAGCGAAGGAGCATCGATTCAACGTCCGATTTCTCAAAAGATTTTAGCAGACAAGATGAGGGAGGCGTGGATACTGCTCATGCCGAACTCTTACCCAGAGATATGCTCAAACCTGCTCTTACAGGCCAGAGCCTGCGGGTTGCCGGTGGTGAGTTCCAACATTGGAAGTGCTGGAGAGTTTCTGGTGAACTATGAAACGGGGATGCTGACGAAGTACGCACCGCACGATTTATCTTTATGGATAAAGAACTACGCGGAGACGGTGGTGAAGTTGTGCGGGGAATACGACCTGCACAAGCATATATCTGAAGAAACGCAGAAAGACATAAAGTCATGGGGGGATGTGGGAGATGAGTGGCACGAAGAATTACGTACCTTGGCACAAAAGACTTAAGTTTGCATGGCACCTGTACAGGAAAGGGGAGCAACAAACCCCGTCATTGACATATATGAAGTACCCCATGGGGTCAGCGTTTAAGGGGCAGAGGGTATTGAATGTAGGGTGTGGGACATCGGTGTACCCTGTTCCAAATGTTGTGAATATGGATAAGTACCCGGCGGACGGGGTGAACATGAGATGGGATTTATCAAAGACGCCATACCCATTCAAAGACGGGGAGTTCGACTTCATCATCGCCAACCACATTCTAGAGCATGTGGACAATTGGTGGGATTGCTTTAGGGAGTTGGCGCGTGTTGTGAGGGTTGGGGGCAAGGTTGAGGTTTGGCTTCCGGGTGACGGAGGGTCGTCACAGTTGGGATACAGAGACCACATCAACACCATCAACCATTGTTCGTTTGCCGGGATACGAGGAACGTGGCGGAACGAGGCGAACGCATGGGAACTGGGAGAACTCAAGAAGACAGGCGACATAAAAGATTTGAAGATGACAGGCAGTATTACGAGGGTGATTGATTATTGGTGGATACAGTTGTTGCCGGTCAGTGTACTGAATTGGTGTATACGGCATTTAAGGAATGTGTCATCAGAGCATGGGTGGTTCTTTGAGAAGTTGCCACCTTTAAAGGAGGGGGAGAATGAGAATTGATTTTTTCAGGTGCATTAGCTGCGGACGGGCAGACGAATATAATAGGTTGTTGGCGAGGCATTTCTGCGAATGTGGGGGGACGAAGATAAGACCCACGCATTTGTCGTTCCTTGAGATGACCTGGTTTGCTTTGAACAATCCGAGCTATGTGTGGAAAGCGTTGAGGGGGGAGGAAATATATGACGACGACAGTGACGATACTGTGTCCAATAGCGGAGAGTCTAGCACCAAAGGTGTTTCAAACGGCTCTGGCGATGGTGAATTACACAGCGAAGAAGGGGATTCAGATTGATTATGTGGGGATAACGGAGCGGACGTTAGTTGACACGGCCCGAACCGTACTGGCAAGAGAGTTTTTGAAGACGGACAGCGATTGGGCTTTTTGGATGGATGCCGATATGGTGCTGCCGAAAGAGACGATTGTGAGGTTGTTGGAAGTGGCTGAGAAGAAGGACACGAAGATGGTGACGGGCGTGTACTACCAGAGAGGGAACAAGCATTGGCCGGTGCTCTGGACGCGCACCCCGACATTGGAAGACGGGAAGAAGCCGAAGGTTATAAACCAGGAAGAGTACGACCAGAACGCGCATGTGGGGATGTTCACGGTGCCTGGGCCGGAAGCGAAAGAACCGTTCCAGGTCCACTCAGCCGGATTCGGATGTGCGCTCATACACAGGAATGTATTCGAATCGACGGACGATCCATGGTTTAGGTTTTTGTACAAGAAGTGTTCGGAAGATTTTTATTTCTTTGTAAATGCAGGAAAGAAGGGGTACAGCTTGTGGGCTGACCCGTCTTTGCACATCGGGCATGTGGGAGAGCCGAAGGTTGTTTACAAGGAGGACTGTTACAGACTTATGGAAGAAAACGACACGAATATAATGCCGATAAAACAAGGGGAGAGTGACTAATATGCTACCAGACATACTACCAGAAGTGAGAATTAAGCTAACAAAGGGATCATCCGGGGACAACGTGATCATCATAGAGAATATCCCAAAGGATATGCTCTACACAAAGACGCGCAAGATGGTACCGAGGCTTGACCGGGACGGAGAATTGACCGGAGAGTTGAAGCCTGGAATGGAGTTCCAGGAAGTGCTGAGAGAGAAACTAGAGATGGGTGGTGATGGGTTCATCCATTTTGAGATCAGGAACCCAGGAGTACAATTGATTTATCGCTCGATCATGAACTATGTTGAGAAATCGCTCCCGAGGGGAGAGTTGATTCCGAAGCCAGTGAAATATAGTTCCATGCCAGGGCATCCTATGGCTAACCCCATAGGATTAGAACAGGTTCCAAGGGTGGTGTTGCCAGTCTCATCTCCCCCTTCCGTCCAAAAGACGGTCGAGGTTGGCGCACCACCTGTTTTAACGGTGCCGTTGCCGAAGGTAGTGGTGAAGAAACCGCTCAGTCAGGAACGTCTCGCGCAGATGCGTGAGAGCATGGCGATCGCAAGAGCGTCGAAGAAGGACGTTCAGAAACAAGAGCAAAAATAACACAATTTCCCAGGGGTGGGTTTTATTCCTTCCCCTGGGATTCAAGGAGAACTTATGGATTACAGGGCCATCCAGCAGAGGGTTGCAGAAATGTTAGGCCTCCCTGACGACGACAGTGAATATCTTGACAAGATAAAGTCTTGGATAAACGAATCCTACCATGCGGTTTCTAGCCTAGAGACATGGCCCTGGCTCGTGGAGAACGGCGCCATTCAAACGGTTGAAGAGATAACAACCGGCACAATCTCCGTTACGGAGGACAGTACCACCATCACATTCAGTTCAGCCCCAACACCCTCAGTAGCAGGCTGGCGCATAAAGTTTGGGAGTTCAAACGATTGGTACAACATCTCCACCCACACCGCAGCCGCCGTTGGCGCAGTGCTGGCGAACAACTATCTAGAAGCCACAAACGGAACCCAAACCTACACGCTCCGCAAGGTGTACTACGCCCTCCCTTCAGATTTCGAGAAGCTTATCAGCGCAAGGCAAGCCATTACCAGGACGAAGCTGAAGCCTGTGGACTTGCGCCTATTTGATGCGAACATCCCAGACCCAAGAATCACCAGAACCCCCGCCTTCTATATGATTGTCGGACAGGATTCGAGCCAGCTTTACCAGATGGCGTTCCACCCTGTGCCGGACGACGAGATGAACATCGATATCCGGTACTACAAAAGAACCACTGACATGTCGGCCAATACCGACGTTCCATTCATGCCCGACCCTTTCAGGCCGGTGATCGTGTTTGATGTTCTGGTGAAGTATGGATATATGTTTATCGATGACTCGAGGATAAGCCAGGCAGGTCAGCTAAGGAACAAGTTTTTGGGCGATATGAAAGCGCACTCAAACCCATCTCCGGACAACGTGGTGAGGAAGCTACCGTGGGACAGAGCGCAGGGTTTCATAACGAGAGACAAGGGGCTTCAATATAATCTACCAATCGAAGGATAACGACTATGGCACTTCGTAACTCACAGGAAATAGCTTTTGACACTTTCGGCGGAGGACGCGCATCGGCAAAGAACAAGACATCACTCGATGTATCAGAGGCGCTGTCGCTCGACAACATAGTGATCAAGCCGCAAGGAAAGGGCTTTAGAAGTATGAACGGGAACTCGGACTTCAATGGGACGGTGATGGTGAACGCCAGTACAGTAGTGTCGGGGTTAAGCTATTACGCCAACACATCCGACGAGACGTTTCTGTGCGCTGTGGCCGGGACGAAGCTTTTTAAGTCCGACAGCCTGGACGGGACGATGGACGATGTAACTGGAGCGCTCACCATCACAGCGGGCCAGAACAATATTTGGCAGTTCTTCACGTACAACGATCTTTTGATTGGGGTAGGCGGCGCACCAGATGCCCCATTCAAGTTCTCCGGGACCGGGAACGGTGCGGTATTGGGTGGGAGTCCTCCTTCTGGCACGTTTGGGTTTGCCTACAACAATAGGGTATTTATTGGCGGGCCGAACTCAACAATTAAGTGGACGGTGCTGAAAGATCCTGAGGATTGGAGTGGGAGTGGATCGGGTAACGCGGACGTTGCCAAGAACGACGGAGACAGCTTAATAGGCTCTGGTCAGTTGAACGATACGAACGTGCTGTTATTCAAGAAGAACAGTGTGCATCGGATGGTGGGGAAGACCCAGCCGTTTAGTTTCTTCCAGGCGTTCCAGGGAGTAGGGGCAGCAGGGAAGAACGCGATAGTTGTGGCTGACGGGCTGTGCTACTTCATCACGCCGCAGGCCAGAATGGTGATCACAGACGGCAACGCCATCATCGACAACACAGCATTACCGAAGCTCCATAATGTGGACGATGTATGGGACGGCCTGAACTCAAGCCGATTGGTTTATATCCAGGGGTTCAGGTACAAGAAGAAGGAGTTGGATTGGATTGTTTGGGTGGCATCGAACACATCTTCCACAACAAACAATTACGCCATCATATGGGATTTGGTGAACAAATGCTGGATAAATTGTTCCACAGGGTTTGAGGGCAACGTATTCGCCATGGACCCATTCGGGAACCAGCTCTATATGGGTGGATATCTCGGGAAGATATACACCATGGATGGCTCCAGTGTGACAACGCAGGCATCCAACAGCGCGGCTAAGGTGGCTTGGAGTTGGCAATCCGGGTGGCTGACGGATAAGAGTCTCGACAAGATAGTTGATCTGCACCGGCTGAACAGTGCTTTCACGGCGAAGACGGAGGGGGTGATTGAGGTTGAGTACGGGTTTGACTTCGCACAGAACCAGAGATCCAAGACGTTCAGTATGGTGGGGGCTGG